CGCCCTTCTCACTCCACTGGCTTAGCTCGTCGGGAAGCGCCTGGGCAAGTGCCGTGCCTCCGAACTGGCTCGCGAGTGCGGCGATGCTGAGGCCGATGATTTTCGCTTGTTCAATTTCGATCATGGCGCGGTGTAGGTGAATTGGCCGTCTGCGAAAGCGTAGCCGTCTGGCATGACGATCGTAACTCTGAGCGCGTCTCCTGCTGCTTCCAGTTGCGCGTTCAATGCCGCCCCAAGCGCCGTGTTGGCATGGAAGCGATCGAGAGCAAGCGCGGTATTCGAGTTCAACGATGCGAGGATCTCAGCGCTGTCTCGGCTCCAGAATTTTCTGTAACACTCGTTTAATGTGATGGCGAGATGACGAACGGCATCCAGCGCGATAAGCGTCAGATTGTTGTTGAACTGTTGTGGGGTGATTGGCTCGATCATAAAGTTACCAAGTTGAGATTGCGGTGCGCTTCCAAGTGTTTGTTGCGGTGCAGACGTAGATGTAATTCGCATCCCAGCAGATGTCTCCAGCGTTGCCTGTAGCGGTTGCGCTTGCTGGCGTTCTCGCCGTGCGAACTCGGAGCGTGTTGCTGTTGATGTCCACAAACGCGGTAGGCGATGAAGTGCCTAGTCCGATGTTGCCGCTGGAATCCATGTAAAAGGAATTTGTCGGGGCGTTGTTCGCAAAGCTGAACGGTGTGGCCGTGATGCTGCTGATCGCGTCGTTTAGTCGCTGGATCGAAAAGCGGTTCGATAGCGTCCCGAATCGCATCACGCGTTGCCCTGATGTGTTGGATGTGACGTTAAGCGTAGTCCACGCTTCCTCAAATCCGTTAAGTTGAACATACGCGCCGCTGTTGCCTGTTCCGTTCGTCTTGCCGTTGACCGTAAAGAAGCATCTTCCCGATGCGTCGGTAGTCAAGTTGCAGCTTGCGTTGTTGTTATCCTGTGCGGTGAATACAAGGCCAGTTGATCCCCTAGAAAGCGTTGGCGTGGTGAGAGTCGGGGATGTAGCGAAGACGAGAGATCCGCTGCCAGTCTCGTCTGTGACAGCTGCTGCGAGGTTCGCGCTTGTCGGAGTTGCAAGGAATGTCGCAACGCCTGCGCCAAGTCCGCTGATTCCAGTGCTAACTGGCAAGCCTGTCGCGTTGGTAAGCGTTCCGCTGGAAGGCGTTCCAAGAGCGCCGCCATTCACAACAACTGCGCCTGAGGATCCGACATTGATAGCAAGCGCCGTTCCAACGCCTGTGCCTAGCCCTCCAATGCTTGCCACTGGTATCGTGCCTGTGCTGCTGAATCTCACTAGCTTGTTCGCATCACTAGCGCCGTTCCCGCCGCTGGACGCCAAGCCGTTCACCTTTACGATCAAAGCGCCGTTGTTGGCGTTGCTGCGATCCACGCGGGCCACGGGCTGACTGTTCGCCGCTGGTGGCGTTGCAGTTAGGCCGCCGCCTGATGCGACGTAGAGAGTGTCATTGACCGCATACGCCGCCGTGTTGAGGTCTGCAATCGTGCCTGTGATGACCATGTGACCGTTTGCGTTGTTTGCAAGGTCAGCGTCCATGATGCCGATGGCAGGCATCTTTGCAGAGTTAGACGCATCAGCTTTAGACACAATCGGGATCAAGTTCGGAGCTGTGCCGTGACTGCCTGAGATGTAGACCGGATCGCCCTTGGCGAGCGCCTCACCTGCGCGGACGTGAGCGTAGACCGATCCCGCGAGGTTGCCGTGGATGTGGTTGGCGTAGAGGATGCCATCAACCGTTAAACTTCCAGTATCATCGAAAACCGCAATCGTTCCCGATTGATCCGGTAGAGTCCAATCACGATCCGCGGTAATGTCGGCCGTTTTGAGTCGGCCTGTAAACGTGTTGTAAAACCACACAAACCATCCCCTGACGCGTTCGATTGCGGCCTCGATGGTGGTATAATTGTTTTGACATTCGACGTAATAATTTCCGCTGACGGTATTTAGTTGCAATGCCGTCGATGAGTAGGATGACACCGTTGCGCCAAATGCATCGTTGGAACCCAAATTCGCGCCGTTTGCGCTTTGACTCGATGCCTGGACTGCTGTGCTATCGCTACTGGTAATAGAAATTCCGTAACCGGTAGTTGTGTTAATCGAAATTCCAACTGATGATCCCGATGTGATGTCAATTGCAGATGGGTTCGATATGGTTGGTTCAACCGTTAAACTTTGGAGGGACAAATCACAAGTGCCGTTGCTCGTCGTCGCGCTCGTCACGCTGTTTGGTCCGGCTGGGCCTGCTGGGCCAGTTGGGCCTGCTGGACCGATTGGTCCGCGTGCGCCTGTTGGCTCCAAGGTGATGACCTTGATCGGATGCGTGCGCTCTAGGTAAATGTGTATGTCGCTCATGCTCGTGATACTGTTCCTTCGATTGTCACCGCTCCGCTCGGTCTGTCAGCGAGGCTCTGCCCATCGTCGTCTTGAATCCGTAAATCCCACTGATAGACACCGACTGCAATGTCCAGCGTATCCGCCGCGTCCATGCTCAGAACGATCTCGCCAGTGGCTAAGTTCGTCGTGTCGATGTCGAACTCTCCAATCACCTGAGCGCCTTCAACGGTCGCGCGGATCTCTGCAACGAATGACCAGCCTGTCATGTCGATGGGCTGAGTCTTCGCGCAATCGCTGTAAAATTTCAGCGAGCGGGAAAAGTCCGTGTCGCGTTCGATGTAGAAGTTGATCGGCTGCATTTACTTAGTGGTGGTGTCAAAAGGCATCAGCTTGTTGAGCTTGTCTTGTCGCTTTCCGCAAGCTCCGCATCCTGTGATGTTTGTTTTTAGAACCGCATCTGCAGCCTTAGCTATTGGATTGGCAATCGCTGCCACAACGTCGCCGAGTCCTCGCATTCTGGATCTTGGCATTACAATCTTGTCAGCGACTTTTACGCTTAGCGTTTTGATTTCGTTTTTCATGTTGTAGGCTCATCAATGTCTGGCACCCCATCTTGGTCAACGTCTCCAGTGCTGTATGTTCCTGTGCTTCCTCCCGCTGGCGTAACATACTGAGGCTTGCTCCCGTATGTGCTGCGATAGCAATAGACTCTTACGTTGTGGATCTCGATGATTCCTTGTTCGGTTGTCCTCACTGGGCCAGACCAATCAGACATGCGTTCTGCAATATCTTTCCGGTAGTCGTAGTTATTTGTCGGATCAAGGGGAACGCAATCACCTAGCGCGGTTCCTTCCCATTCCCAGTTTTTCGTTGTGATTGCTGGCAATGCTGGGGGCGGGTTAGCATTGGGGTCAAAAGCAATAACGTCAGGATCTTGGGCGTCTTGAAGCCAATCGAGATATGCAAGCGGGAAAAATATCTCATCCCATTCGATTTTGTAATAAGAGCCCGGATGGCATGGGGCGACTCTCCATCGGTAACGGAAAATGCTCAATTCGCTCAATGGGCTGTCAGGCCATTCGCAAAAAAAAGATGCCATACAAGTATTGCCCACTGACTCATGCCCAAAGTCTGGGGTTATGCCAGCAATTTGGGATTGCATATCTGAGCATAAAACTGGCTCTAGAAACTCGTTGACTGGTTCATCCTCTGGTGGATCTTCTGTTACTGTGTCGCAATCAAAATACTCTTGTTGCAAAACCCATTCACCAGTCCATGTGGTTACAACAATCGGATCAAATGCGGCACCAAGTCTTTGCTTTTTATAAGCGTCCCATGTTCCAAGCCCTTGATCGACTACAATAACGCACGGAACATAAGCTAGATTCTGGCAATCCAAAATAGGAGCTTCACAAGTAGGCATTTGGCAACAATTACAAGTTTGAAGCCTTTCATTCCACTCCTCAAGAGTGTTGATTGGTGGGTGAAACTCGCTCATTCTGCTGAAGATGTTAAACTTCCTGGGCAGTGATATACGATCTTGTCGCCACATTCAGCAGGAAGGAACTTCCCAGACATGATAACGCCAAGTGACACATAGAGAAGACCTGTCGGGACAAGGTTTGTCGGAAGAATGTTTGCAGGGTCTGGTGAATCTGAAGCGAGATATTCAGTTGTGACATCGTCAACTGACTCGATGCCCGGCATCAGCACATCGTCTGCGGTTATTGCCGTGACGTAGATCTTCAGAAATAAGCGCGTTCCGTCTGGTTTTGGAGATCCTCCATCGGTTAGCTCCAGCGTGATGTCATCGACTACGTAGTTTGTAGGGCCACCCGTGACGATGCCGCCAAGCAACTTGACAACAAATTCAGTCTCGCCTTCTGGCAACTCTGAGAAAACATAGCAGAAAGGCCGTCTAATTCTAGCTCTTACGATCTGAGGAGTCATCAGCGGGATCCTGTCCCTCAGTCTCTGGATCGAGTCGCGAATCGAATTTGCCCACTTTGCGGTGATTGGATCACCATTGCGGACAACGCTTGGAAGCTGAATCGGTGTTTCTGAGTTTTTAGCCTTCATCTGTGTAAAGGAAGTCATCGAACTTACCTTCTTCCGAAAGCGTCCATTCGAGATTTGTTCTGTAAAGCTCGCCAGCTTGTGATTGCGAAACGCTTGTCAGCATCCAGTCACGATCATCTGATGGTGTTGGTGGATCGCCTCTTGGGGTTGAAACCAATCCCAATTTACTTACTTGCTCTGTAGTAAATTTATCTTTCCCTTCTGTTGACTCGTTCCATGTATATACTGCCTTTTGGTAAGTTGTCTGACCTTGTTGAATTCTTTTCGCGAATTCGATGGCATCTTCTTCGCCTGGGTCAAACTGGTCAATGTAAGCGACACTCATGTCCTGCTCGGTGGTAATATACAATATCTCAGTAAATAAGCCGAACGTTAAATATCCATTGAGCATATTACCTAAAAGCGTCTTGCTTTTTGGAGATAGATCTTTCCATTTTCTATGCTGGTCAAAGCCAACATCAACAAGTTGACCACGCAGTTCGTAAGTCGCCTGAGCGTTTTGAGAAAGCCCTTCGCTTTCATACTGGGAATCTCCACCAGTCGCTGTTACGCTCAGCGTAATAAGATCGCCCTCAGATCGAACGAACGAAACCGTGTCGATCTTGAGGTAGTCAGATTGAGGCGATGGAATTGACGGGTCAATATCAACCAAGTAGTCGCCTTTGTTGAAAAACTGTGCCACATCCGCGAGCGCGTCGGCCCTCACGATGAATTCATGCGTCGCGATATAGCCGCCGCCTTCACTTCGCGAGATTTGCAAGCCGGGCTGTGGCTTGATCTCTGCTGGCCCAAATCCAAATATAGTAGCTGCCATGGTGTTAGTTGCTGAATCTTGCGCCAACTGGCGATTTCATTTCTGTATTCTGTGAGATTTCCTCGAGATATTTCATCATCGCATTGAAGGTTCTCGGCATTTCGCGAACCTCGGCCGATTGCGCAGCTGACGGCTGGCTTATCATTTTGAGTGTGTCGCTGTTTTTGAGATTCTCCATTGCTGATTGCAGATAGCTTGCGGTTGATGCCGCAGGTGATTCTGTTATGCCGAGTTCTTTCGCTTTTTGCAAGTTCTCTGGAGTAAAGCCTTCCATCAGTGTTTTATGGAAAAAAGCTGGGTTCTTTACTACTTCTCCCATTCTTCCTCCAAATCCAACAAGCTCATCCATCGCCTTCAGATAAAAAGCCTTGAATCCCTCAAAAAAAATCTCCCCGGCAAAAGCCCCGATTGCAGCGAGTCTCTCAGTGTTGCCTTGCACTGCCTCACTTAGAGCGTTTCCGACAATCGTGCCAGCCTCGGCGAATTTGCCTTCTAGCTCAGGAAGAAAATTGTTCGCTGCTTTCAGCACGTCTTTGAATCCTTTGTTGAAACCAGTTCCGAATGCAACTTGCAGCTTAGTGATATTGTCGGCAAGGTTTGACTTCATGCCTTCCGTGGTAGCGGCAAGTCTAGCCATTGCCCCGTCAGTTTGCGATAGAATGCCTTTCAGCTTGGCGAGCGCCTGTTCGCTTGTCAGCGTTGCTGCTTTGCCTTTCTTCTGCGCTTCTGCCAAGTCTTCAAATTCACGCTTTACTGTGCCGGTAATCAAGCCGAGTTCTTGCAATCGCGAAACGCTTTCTCCCGCGCTTGTTCCGCTTGTAATCGCGTTAAAAACACGACCGATGTGCAATCCGACTTCCTGTAATGGTTGACCTGAGATCGCGGCAGCGTCGCCCACCATGCGAAGACCGTCTCCTGTCGCCAGAAGATCGCCGCCCATTGTTTGGAGTAGCTTGCTTGTTGACGAAAGCTCTGCCACCTCAAAAGGAGTAGAGGCAGCAAAGTCCACAATCTCCTTCATGCGCTTCCCAGCCGCGTCAGCGCTTCCCAGTAGCGTGGTGAACTGCATCGTGAGCGATTCGACATCACTAGCCGCCTTGCTGCTGCTAGCGACAAACGCCGCGATTCCAGCCGCTCCAGCAGCACCAAGCGCGGTCAATGCGCCAACTCCAGCAGTCGCCGCACTGCCAAGGCTCGCAATGGAGCCTTTCATGCTATTCAGCGTCTTCTCCAAGTGCGATGCGTTGCCGCGAATGTCTACGGTAAATGCCATGATATTCCTTCTGTTAAGTCGCTGGTGTCAATTTCACGTTCCTGCCTGAGTTCTGCCAATGAAACGCTGTAGCTTTCGGTCTGGATCTCTTTGCGGTAAGTCTTAGCGCCTTTGCGATACAAGATCGCGTGAAGCAGTTCCGCTTCTTCGTCGATTGGTAGCTCGTCGATCTGTTGCTGCGTCCATCCATATTCCGACGCGAACAAATCAATCAGGAAGGATCGGTCACTTGGCGGATCTCCTCGGTCTTCGGCTTTCCCTCATTGCCAGTCACGACTTGCGCCGCCTCCCATCGGTTGATCGTTCCTTGGACGTAAGTGCCGATCTCGTTCTCCTCGTCCTCGCTGAGCTCCAAACAAACGTTGGTGATCGCGTCGAAGAAATCATCATCGCATCGCATTGCTTTTTTAACGTCTGCCGCGCTGCTCATTGCAAGCGCCGCGTATCCGTAAATCAGAATCGTGCTGTGCGATTTCCCCCGGCGCTTCTCCTCTGGTAGCAGCTCACATAGCCTTGCCCAGATAAAGTGGTTGAGTGGTCGCAGTTCCTTGCCTTGGATTATTGGAGTAGTGTTCATTTTCTGTAGAGTAGTTTTTCGAGTGTGAGAATGGTCTTCTGGTCGTCATCCTTGCCGACGTAGGCTGTTCGTCCTTTGTTCTTAACCGCCGTGTGCGTCGGTGATTTGATGTCATGCAGGAGTTGCTTCCAGTTCAAGAGCGCCGCCTTGATGTAGCTTAGATCCGCAGTTGGTAGCTTTTCGTGAATCTCGCGATCCATCCAGAGATCGAGATCGACAGCCGCCGCGCGGTCAAAGTGCCACCACATTGAATCCGAGAACCAAGTGAAGCCAAGGCACGGATGCCCTAGGGCCACAAGCGTAGCCGCCGCCGGCGTGTTCGCTGTTCGAACTGTGTCCGCGTGCGTGCATTTGCTGAAATGCTGCTCGCCAGTCTTCGCCTGTTCCGCCATCAAGAACATTGCCGAAAATGCTTTCTTGATCTTGGCAAGCGTGTGGTCTGGATTCTTGGCTAGCCATGATTCGTCGTGCCATGCCTTTATCACAGTCCCAGCCGTGTTGCCAGTTGGCGAAGCGCCGCAGAACTGCCATATGATGCGCTGACTTCTGATCCCTTCGCCTACGATCACGCGCATCGGTGCTGTCGGATGCAGCGGAACGTCGATGCTAATAATTGCCGCCGCCAGCTTTGGGTCGGTGACTTCCTGCATGATGTGCGCGACACTATCGCCGCGCACGCCTGTGTATGGCTTATTCATCTATTTTGGATATTTTATGATGCGGTGATCGTCGGAACGTAGGTGGCTGAAAGCGAAATCGAACGATAGTCATCGGCAGCTTGCGTCACCTCGATGGTGTCAATGATTGTCATGCCAGCATTCATGGCGGCAATTAGATGATCAGCTGGAACAGTGGCGAGTGAGATACTTGTGCTGATGCTACCAGCGAATGCGCTGGCTGATGGGATCTTGCCGTTCAAAGCGATCGTGCAGTCTTCGTCAAAGTCGCTGCGTCCTGTGCGGTCACCTGTCACGTTCATAACGTGCTTGGTCTGGCACTTGTAGCTCCAAGTCACGCCTTCCAAGAGAAATCCAGTTTGCTGGAGTGGAATACCCCAAACGCCGTTAGTCGCACCAAGTAAAGTCGCCATGCTCTTTGCATGGTGTCAAAAATTATGTGGTTTGAAATACGATGTCGCAATCGAACGAGCATTCCAAGCTGTCATTCTCCCACTGAGGCACGCCGCCATTCTGGGCGAAGTAGTCGATGCAGATGCCATTCAATTCGGCATTGATTAGATCCGCGAACCCGGCAGCCAGTATCGTCTCCAAGTCGTTGGTTATGTCGTTGATATTATCAACCGTCAGAGAGTCGCCAGAATGCGCCCTTAGCTTGATCTCCACCGTTCCGCGATATGCTTTAGGCAAAGCGTTGGAAATGCGCTCTGTGGTCATCGTAACACCAATGAACGGCAACTCCACCTCGGAGAACTGCTCGGCATCCACCGTTGGAATGTCTGGAATGTTCGCGCCAATGATTGAAACGATTGCTTGCTTGATTTGTTGAGTGGTCATTTGAGATTTTTTATGAGTTTTCTGATTGCGTTTATGCTCTTGCGGTATCCAGTCGCGATTGACTTCTCGACATATCCCCGATTCGGGCTTCCTGATGCGTAAGCATAGTCCACCTTATTTGTGAGCAGCACAGAGCTGCTGATGAGTTGCCGCTTGATCATTCTCGACTCGCCAGTCTTGTCTGATGCATGACGACGAATCCACTTTGCAACGCCTTTCATGCGCTTGAATTTCCCGCGACTCGTCTTGAGCAGTGGCGAGTCGATGTTTTCACCTGCTGCCACCCATCCAGATTTTGCGATCCCGGCATTCTTCTGCTTTTGCTTCGCGTAATTGAGGATCTCCTGCTTGTCGATGATGTGACTTTTTGGCTGGAATGTTCTTGGCGGTCTAACCGTCACCGAGCCGCGTCGATTCCGATACTGGCTGTGGACGCTAGCGATGTCGCCTTGCGTGCCTTTGTAGTTCGCCCATCGTGCAGCCTTCTGCACCTGCTTCAGAATGTTGAGTTCATACTTCGTCCCAACTGCCTGAGACATCCCCCACGGCTGAATTTTGCTGGCTAGTTCCTTTGCCGCTTCGTGTCCGATGATTGCCACAGTCTCGGCGACTGCAACGCCGGATTTTCGAGTGAACTCTTTTATCTCGGACTCCAACTTCGCGAGTTGGCGAGGACTTATTCTTACTTCGATCATCGCTCGTTCGGGTCTGCTAGCGTGAAATGAACTCCAATCGTGCCGATCTCCACTTGCGTCACGCGATACGCTACGCCTCCAATCGTGCAGCGCTTGTTGAGCATCGCCAGTGGCGAAGTTACATCGCTTGGTTGAGCGGTCACCACGCCGCGCACTTGCGGCTCCAGGCCTCCAAATTCGCCTTCCACTGATTTACTGGTGATGTTATCAACTACGGCGAACGTCTGCCCATTGCAGACCATTGAAGACGTTCCCATCGTCGAATCGCATTCGTCATTGTGGGAAAGCATGAAGTCGTCCAGAAGGCTCATGCTTTGGGCGTGGTGTCAAAACAAAGAACCCCTCCCGCCGGTTAAAGCGAGAGGGGAACCATGCGTGAAACAACACCGATAAAAGTCATTTGCGCTTCGCCTTTTTCTTCGGCTGCGGCGCTGCGGATTCTTGCACAGGTTGACGGCGAGGGCAAGCGACAAATTCAACGGCGGAAGGCATCCGGTAGATGCGAGCTTTTTCGTTCGTTTCGTCGGCTAAATCCTGAGCGGTTTTGACTGCCGCAGAGTAACCTGCGGCAGTCGTTACACCCATGCTAGAAACCACCAAGAACATTAGGGAGTGAGAGTGAGGATCTTCAGAGCGGATCCATCTGCTTTAGCAGCACCGAACATCACATCGTAGGATGCCCAGAGCGAGCGGCTCTGACGGCTGACCCACATGTTCATCTGCACGGACAAGCCAAGGTCAGGAATGACCACGGTGTCTTGCGATACCATGTCAGAAGCAACTGCGGAAGCCACAGGAACTCCGGAAGCAACGGCGATAGCTTGAGGAGAGCAAGCGAAGCCGCGGATGTTAGCACCAGCGCCAGTCCAGCGGTTATTGTAGCTGAAGAAGTCAAAGCCATACATGCCGACGTTCTTGCCACCGGAAGCGAGTTGGAACGCTTCCAAGTTGGAGGGAAGAAACTGAGCGTAGATCGAGCCATCCAAGATCACGTTACGGACGTCGCCATCTTTCAGAGCGGCCCACAGAGCCTTGAGGTCGGCCACGCCAACATCAGCAGCGGTGTCTTTGTCCACGACAGCCGAACCGAAGTTGGTGGTCGTCACTGGAGTCAGAGCGATGTCGATGATTTTGTTTGCCAACTGATGCAGGTTGATCTTGGCGATGTTCTCCAGGCGGAAGCCTTGGTTTAGCTCCTCATTGCTCAGGGCAAACGAGTTGCTGTATTGATTCACCGTAACGGCGACGTTGTCGAGCGTGCTGTTGCCGCTTTCGAAGTCGGTAGCGTTGGTTTGAGTGGTGGAACCAGCGGTCGCGATCGGAACTTGGATCGTGGCGCGAGGTTTGACGGCTTCAGCGGTGAAGTCTTTCGAGAAAGAGTTCAAGGGAGCCAAGCGAGATTGAAGAACGGTGATCGCGGTATCGCGAAGAACGTCCGTCACCAATGCGGAGTCGAATGTGTTAGCCATTGTTTTTTAGTTAGTGAGAGTTGAGTTTGTCCCAGTTTTTGAGACGCGCTTCCAAGCGAGCTTTCGGGTCAGCGATTGCTTCGATTTTGGCGCGAAGTTGTTCAGCGTTGATTTCTTCCGGCTGTTCATCGGAAGCAACGTCGAGAGGAGCGATGCCAGCCTGAGCGACGATCTCGGCAGCGCGAGCCTCGGCGGAAGTGCTAGCTTCCACGATGCTGGCTTCCAGTTCGGCAACTTTGCTTTGAGCTTCAGTGAGCGAAGCGGTCAGCGTTTCGCGCTCTGCTGTGATCTCGTCGAGTTGCGCCTTAATGGTGGCAAGTTCGCTGATGGCGTTTTCCAAGTCACCAGTGCGCTCGGTCAATGCTGCGGTCATCTCGGTGATCTCGGCTTGCGCGGATTCGAGGCTTGCTTCCAGTCCTTGAACTTTTTCAGTCAAGACTGCATCAGGGCGGAATTTGTCCAGAATGCTCATTGCCTTTGCGTTGGTGTCAAAAATTTCATCTGCGAATCCTAACTCGATCGCTTGATCTGCTGTCATCCAAGTCTCTTTTTTCATCAACTTACGGATGTCATCCTTGTCTCGCTTGGTTTTCTCAGCATAGATACCGGCGATTTCGTCGCTGATGTTTTCGAGAAGCTCGGCATAGCGTAGCAATGTTTCGCTATCGCCTTGAGCGCCGCCGCTCGCTTCGTGGATCATGATTTTTCCGTTGCTGGCGATTTCCACTTTATCGGCTGCCATCGCGATGACGCTGCCCATGGATGCCGCGAGCGTGTTTATGCGTGCGGTGACGTAAACGCCGCGTTCGCGCAGCTTCTTCATCTCGTTGAAGATTCGGTAACCTTCAAAGACGCTTCCGCCGCCGGAGTGTATTTCGACTTCTAGAGTATCGACGGCATTGTCAGCACAAGCCACGATCTCTCCGAACGCGTAAGAGTTTTCCACCGCCTTCATGCCGTAGACTTTGGCAATGTCATCAATCAGCTTGTCCACGCTGAACTTATCCACATGGTCATTCAGCTTCACCTTCGCTGCCTTGTTTTCGATTTCGATCATAGAGTTTTCGAGTTGTTTTGATTGTTGATTTGCCCATGTCTGCCCAGCGTCGCCGCCCCAGAGCGCCCATGCGATTCGCCCGGCTGATGGGTAGCCTTCTTCACCTTGTCGGAATCCCTCGGCTTGTTTGTCTACCTCATGCCGCGCGAAATATGAAACCATGCGTCGGATTGTTTCCGGTGAGAGATTGGAACGATTGCTAATGTCACGAGCGCGTGCCACTCCGACCGCTGTGCCGCCGCGCTTGTATTCGGCTCGCCATGCAAGCCCGCGCCGCGCTTCCTCTGCCATTTCTGCCGTCGGTTTCATTATGCCTCCACTGCTACGACCATGATGCTGACTGCCGCCGTGTCTGCTTTCGCATAAAGCGTAGCCGATGACGGCGTGAACAAGCAGACCTGACCTGCAAGCAATTTCGTTTTGAACACCGTTAGGCCAGAATCACCGCCAAGCTCCACAAAGTTGGTGGTATCCAAGTTGCGAATCATCACGAACTGAGGAGCGCCGGTAATGTCGCCAAACGATACAAGCTCGGCAGTCGTGCCGATGTTCTGAGTCGCTTGGAGCATGTCGGTTCCAGCCATGTTCGCGAAAAGATTCGCGCTTTGATTGACTGATGCGTTGCCTTTGGTCGCTTTGAGCGCCACTGAAAATGATACTTCGTTAGCCATTGCCTTGAGTTGTTTGTGTTGGAGTTTCGTTCGGTGTAAGCATTGCCATTTCGCGATCCTCGATGACGATGCCTAGGTTTGATTCATTGATTGCTTTCTGCTTCAGCTTTTGCTGCGTGAGATAAGCAATGCGCTCATCGAGGTGCTCGTCTGGCGATTTGCCGAGGTAACCGAGAATGTCCTGCGGGTTGAGGAATCCGCCTTTCCACATCTCGATGAGTTCTTTCGATACGCGACCATCGTCGATGGTTAGCTTTTTCGGATAGGTGAATTTCCATTTCCACCAGTCCTTTGCAGCTTGCAAGCGTCCAAGATTGATGAGTTTAGCCACCGCATAGTTGATGATTCGATTCGCCGCGTATTCCAGCAAGTCCTGACGATCTTCCACGGCTCGCTGTGCGCGTCCTAGATCAGCACGCTCTGCGGTTCCTTGACCGGTTGCGTGCCATACCATCGAATAGGGCCAGTTAATGCCAGCGAGTGCCTTACGGTAGATTCGGTTTTGGAAACTCTCCCACATGTCCCCAGGTCGATCATTCTTCACGACCTCCAGCTTGCCTCCTGACTTGGCTGAGAAGTAGCGAACCGTGCCGCCTTGATAAGTCTCGGAAATGATGCCGCTTTCGTTCGTGCAACTTGTCCCACCGATGATGTTGGCGTTGTCGTCAATGTCTGGCAAGCCAGTCTCATTGTGCTCGGTCATCACGATGGATGACAGCATGAGTTGCGCGTATCGCTCCCATTCGTGCGATTGCAGGGCATCGCGCAGGTCATTTATCGCGTGAGTGAATGCCGGTAATCCGCGCCCCTGCTCCTGCCAAGATGGGTCGAAGATATGCACCATGTTCTCGGCGCTAATGTATTGGATCAGATTGCCTTGCTCGTCATTGAAGCAGTAAGCCGCTGGTGCGCCATTGGCGTAGATGATGCCATCAGTGAGTGTTCTTCCGCGATACTGGCCAGTGGTCAGCTTGCCATCCTGCATGTCCCTTGGCGTTGCGATCCGATGCGCGGGAATTTGCTGGATTTTCGGGTAGTCGTTATCCGTCTTTGTCAGCAGAATGAAAGCCTCTCCATCGCGGTCCACAGCGCATGACATGGCGTAGAGATTTGTCTGAAACGTGTTCTGGCCGCCTCGAACGTCACAGATGCGATACCATTCATCGTTGAGTAACTCCTCCGATTGCATCGCGAACTCGCGATCTTTCGATTTGCTCTGAGCTTGCCATGAGCGCCCGACGGCATACATAGCCTTCTGTTGGATTGCGCCGAGCAGCACGCCTTCATTTAGATAAAGCCGGCGCGAGAAGGAAACAAGCGCCTTGCGGTCATAGCTCGGCACCAGTTCGCCGATGTCCTTCATCTGCACGGGTTGATATGGTCGCGCTGGTGAATATCTCACCGCGCTCTGCGCTGCCTTCCATGGCTGTCCGTATTGGTCGACGATCATAAAGTTTTAGGAGCGTGTCAGCAAATCGCCCACTGTGCGTGAGTTCGGGCGAATCCCGCGTTTGATCCAAGCGATAGCAGTATTGAGCACGACAAGCCGAGTCGTCTCAGGTAGTGATACCAGGACTGTGTAGCTGATTCCGTTCTTCTGGGAGTTGGTCAGCGTGTTTCCGCCGCCTTTTGACAGCATCCCAGTCAGCGCTGCGGCGCGAGCGTCAATCAAAGATCGGAGAATGTTCGGATCGTCCTGCGCTGCGTCGTAATACGCTTGAATCAGTTGCTTGGGCGAAACATCCATGAACTAGTCACGGTGTCAAATATCCTCCTTCTCCTCTGGCGACCCAATCAGTCCGAACATCGAAGCCAGAACGATCTGCATAGCTTCGCAGTCGGTCGCGTGGTTGTCGTTGTGGCGCTTTTTCCAGACCGCCGTCTTGCCTTCGCCGCGCCTCACCTCGGCATCAATCTGCCGGAGGTATTCACGCCCGGCATCGTCGGGAATTTCCCACGCCACGCCTTTCTGGTTTCGCAGCTGAAAGAGAATATCCTTGTGCCGAAGGTTCGACCAGTAGCAGACCATCGTTTTCTTGCCGTTCGCGCTGGTAACTTTTTGGTATCGGCTGAATGCCTTGTAAATCGGTTTTCCTTGCTTGGTTGGATGCGGGTAGCTGTCGCGACCGTCTCCCCGAAGCGCAAGCCATCCGTATTGGTTGCATCGTGAGTAAACTTCGCTGGTCTGGTATCCACAGTCAATTTGCGTTTTGCGGTTTTCGACTTTGTAAGTCTCTTGGATCACTTTGACGCGCTCCCATGTGTCAACCTTGCCGAACCAGAGCAAGCGCGAGGATCCGTCGGCTCGCCATGCGCGAATCACGACCCAGAAATGGTCTGCCTGGCGGTCGATCGTCATGAATCGCTGCGCCTCGTCGTCAATCGGCTGCGCTTGGTCGTAGTCAGAAAGCAGGTAGCCGAAATCTGACAGCGTTACGCGGTTGTCCTCCTGCTCATCGCTCCAGAACTCGGCCAAGCGTTTCTGGATGAACTGCCGGAGCAAGTCGAGATTGCCGCGACTCACCTCGTCCATCGCTTCGCAGCGTTCAATCACAAGCCGCCACAGTGAAAGCCGCCAGTTCGCCAGAGCAGAATAGTGGTAGCCCTTGGAATCCGGCATTCCCTCGGTTTGCTGAATGTATTTGCCAGCGGTCGCTAGTTCGCGCCGGATCTGCGGCTTGTCCTCGATGTTGTAATCGCAGTCGGCATTCGAACACTTGATTCGTGCCGTCTGCGCCATCGTCACACGATCCGCGATAGTGTCATCATAGACCACATTCTCCCAGCGCCAGCCCTGCCATGTCTGGCACGATGGGCAGCAGAATGAGAATTCATGCTGCGAAGTCGCCGCCCATTTCTTGTGCCAGTCGTCACCGACATAGCCGCCTTGGCTTAGAAGGTAGAACTGCCGGTTCCAGCGATCATGCAAGCGCCCCTGAGCCTCGCGGATCATGCCCTTGTCCCATGTCCAAACCTCGTCGCAGAGAACGCGTCGCATCGACTTTGCTTGCAAGCCAGAGATATTCGCGCCAGTCAGGAACATGCTCATGTGCGGGAAAATGATCGCGTCTTTCCGTAGCTTGTGTCGGTGCTTGCCAGTTGGAAGTAGTCCCGCGGTTTCCTTTGTATTCCGCAACGTGTGCTGCATCCGCGTCTCTGCCCAGTCCTTGATGTCGGCATCGGTCTGGCCCACGATCATGGTGCCACCTGGGTCTTCGGAAATCACGAACGAAAGCGCCGCCTCGATCATCGTAGTTTTGCCAGTTCCGACGGGCGCGAGTAGGCAAACCTCTTTCGCGTCAATGTCAGCGAATGCATCCAGCGGCTCTCGGAGCCATGGCGCTGAGTCTGCCTGGTAAGTTGGTGATAATCCCTCGTAGAGTGCCACCCTGCCAGTTGCCCACTCACTTGGCGGCATCTTGACCGGTGGACGGCACGCGGAGCGGAAGGCGCTGAAAAGAATCTCAGATTTATTCATCTGAGAAATGCGCGGTGTCAATTATCGTCCTGCCACAGTTCAGCTTCTCGCTCGCTCAGTTCATTAAGCAATGTCTCCGCCGCCTCACCGATGATCTTTGCCATCCGGCTCGGTGATTGACCCTCCAATGCCGGAGGGAGATCGGCTTGCATCCGCATGATTCCAGCACGGATGATTGCGCCCAACTTCGTGAACGCTTCTTTCACGTCGATCATGGAGATGTATGACGCGTTGAGAACTTCCAGCTTTTGCGCGGAAAGCAAGCCGTCGATCTGAGTTTTCAGCCGCTGCGCTTCGTTGCGGTCGATCGTGTGCAGCAGTTGGTTTTTGAGCGTCTCAATGTCAACGTTCTCTTGCGCTTGCCCAACTCCCAGCCATTCGAGGTTTAGCGTTCGCGTCCGATTGCCGACTTTTCGCACATGCTCCCGCAAAGCGTCGTCGTCATAGATGTCCACGCCGTTTCGTTGGTAAAGCCGTAAAGCGGAAACGCTGATACCAGTCTTGTGCGCCACCGCGTCCATTCTGGCAGCCGTATTGATGTCTGGGCGGTGTTTTTGTGGCTTAGGCATAGGTCAAACGCAACTTTGTTGCAAAAAACGGCTCATTTTTACAGAATGCGATGAGTCCGCCACCGCGTGAGGCTTGAAAATCAATAGATTTCTTGCCGGGGGTAGCTTTTGAACAGTGTTCACGCCTCTGCCTTGGTGATCCGCTCATAGATCTCGACAATCGGTTTGAGTTGCTCTGCCACCGCGATCCGCTGCATCTCGTCCCAACTATCCGGTGGGGTCTGCTTGATCATCTCGCTGAAGTGTCCAGTCAGCTTGCCAGACCATGCGATCCACTGAGGAATCGCGCTCTTCATAAATTTGCGGTCGTCTCTCGTTGTTTGCTCTGTCATGCCGAGAAGCGCAAAGAATCGGTGGTCAATCGCGTTATTGGGTCGCTTTCGATAAGTTGCCTCGATTGATAGGTAGGCCGCAATCTGCTTCTGCGTGATTGATGGGCAGTTGTCGCGAAGCCATGCGATACGCTCGCCCTTGCTGATCTGCCTGATGTGACCGCCAATTTCGACGCTGGCCATCATTGCGGCGTTGACGCAATCAGTTGCACCCTTTACGGATTCGATGACAGTATTGTGTAGTTCTTTGATCCTACTTGCTACTGCGTTAGATAATTCGGTATTCATTTTTTATTCTTGGTTCGTAATTCCCGCGCGATTTCCCGCGACTCTTCTGATTTCATGTAACCACTTGGCGGAATCTTTGCTTGCTTACAAAACTGCGTTGCTGCGTTTGAGATTGTTGCTCTATGAACTCCAAGCTGTGTTGCCACCTCTGAGATTGACTTGCCAGCGCAATAAGCATGATCAATAGCGAACATCACGCCCCATGCTTTCTCTGGGGATTCAATCGCGTATGCAACTGCGAGATGCATGACGCGCATCATGGCGAGTGCGCATTCTCGGTAAACATGCGAAGGTGAATCCGCGATGTCGCTTGCTTGGCTTGCTTGCCATGCTTCGAACGCTTGTTTGTCGCCGATATTCATATGCGAACGATTATGATGTTTTTCGGAAGTTGGCAAGGAAAAAGTTCGCCCAACAAAAACATCCTTTATCAGTCACCTAGGCATTCAGCCAATAATTCCTGCAATACAGAGTCTGAGTCATTTTGCTCGAAATCATCCCACAATACAGAATTGCAAAGGTGGATCATCCTCTTTACAGCGTAGTTACGTTCTTCGGTTTGGGTGTCCGCTTCAATTCCGCCTTCAAATGTTACTTTTTGAGCGCCGACTTCAATTTCAATTTTAATATTCATGTTATTTCTTGTGTGCATTTAATTTTACAGGCTCGAATTCGAGTGCGTCAACACTAAATCGCGTCATAAGTTCGCCACATAAACCCCGCACCCATCGCGTCTTCCGATCTGCTGGATCTTGCCCATCGCCTTGAGTTCTGAGATGCGCCCAGAAATCGCGTTGAGAGGCGATTCTAGCCGCTCCGCGACCTCTTTGCTTGTCATCCCACTTGGATGGCGAAAAAACGCGCTGAGCACGTCATTCTGGCGATTTGCGAGGGTCTCTAGGATTGTCTCGTATGCCGCGACTGATTCCGCGTTGCCGCCGTGTTTGTTGGATGTGATGTCTTTCATAATCTTGTGCTTGTGATTTGAACGCCGTGATGCCATCCAATAACGATGACTTCAGCCGCGATTTTTGAGCGAATGTAAGTCGCTAGATCCTCCTGATAAATTTCAGTCGGTGCGTCTTTTAGCGTCTTGATGATGTGTTCGACTTGGATTGAGTATGGGGATCTGAGTTCGATGTCGTAGGTATCGACCAAGTCTCCATTCGGGCATTTTGCTGTGTGCTTTATTTTGTATCGGTTCATAGCAGGGTTGGATGGTTGTGGTTGTGTGAAAGATAGCTTGCAAGTTCGGCAGTGCGCTTAGGTGATCGAAACCACCCAGTGCCATCGCAGGATTCAGCACCGGCATTTTCCGCCATGAGCAGCAAGCGCAAAGAGTTGACTCGACCGACGTGGACGCGAGGAAATGCTGCTGTCCATGTCTTGAGATTCCGCCACTTCCAACTAGTCGTGCCTCCGACGAAGACAATGCTCGCCTCCTTCGGGACATCGCTTGGAGTCATACCGTCTTGAACCGCCATAGCTAGTGGAACGCCAAACGCTTGCAGTGCTGGAGCATGATGATCCCACATCCGCAGTGTTTCATCGCGATTGCCGACGCTATCCGGTACAACGCACCACATAGGTTTCCATGCAGCGTATTCGTCGAGAAACTCGTAGAAAGGTTCTTCGCTCCATACTCTGCCTGTGGTGAATGCTCCGAACACTCCATTATCTAGCGCCCATGGTATTCCTTGGCGTGGTTCACAGAGTCGCTCGCATGAATGCAGATGCGCTAACCTACCGGGGTGTTTGCCGAACAAATAGCCAGCATCGAATCCGGTATTGTTTGATGGCATTACCATCATTGGCTTAGGTGCGTTTTTCGTGATGTCGTTTATGTTGAACATATCGCTTAAGTATTCACCCTGCCGCCGCTCACCAAATCATTTGAGGGCGACAGGGCCTTGTTATGCTCCCGTCAGCACTCGCTGGGGGAAATTATCGTGGCGCCGCGAATCTCGCATGGCAGCGCGAAGGTCGGAAGTATCGCGTGGTGACCGGTATCGTCGGAGAGCGCTGCGCTCCAGTCGCGCATTGACTCGGTGGCGATCTCCACGTCGTAGCGCTCGCACAGGTCGGCAAGCTCCGCGATGAAGCGCGTGATTCTCTCTTGCTTAGTCATCGGCGCCTCCTTTCATGGCGGCTAGGGCTTGCTTGGCGACATATTGCGGTGAATAGCCATTATCGCATTGCCCGTCTGCGTATGTGTGCGTTGCGACCATCTCCAAAGCCTCCGCCAGCTCATCGCGTTGCTCTCGCGCCTCGGCAAGCTCCTTTGATTGAAGTGCGTAAAGATCGCGGCGGAATTGCAAATCAAATTTCGCCTCAGCAAGCTCGCGTTCGAGTTTGCGGCATACGTCTTCATGAACTACATTGCATGGTCTGCTTGCAAATGTATTTACCCGATCAATCGGCATTGCAGCGGCATCCGTCCTCGGCGTATCACTCATGACTCCCTCCTTTCCAACGCCATTCAGTTTCACCTCTTGCGTCAACAATCCACTCAGCAAAGCCTTTTTGCACCGCTTCTGCGCGCAGCATGTCTAGCTTTTCTCTTAATGTGAAAACACCAATGATAGCCATGGTTGTTGCAGTAAGCAAGAACCCTATAACTGCTTCGTTGTTTCTCACTTGCCACCCCCTTTTACGGCGGCCAGGGCTTTCTTGCCTGCTAAATAAGCAGCATCGCATTCTTCTATTGTTTGCCATTCATTGGTGTCTGGTGCGCCAACAACCTTCATGAGCTTGCTGCAAGCCTCCGCCAGTATGTCGCGTTGCCTGATCGCTTGATCTCCGGCTTCTAGCGCCAATTTGAGCAGAGCCATATTCGCCTCGCATTGCTTCGCCCAGCTGTCGAGTTCATAGCGCGTCTCGGAAAGCTCGCTTTGCAGATTCAGGATTCGCTTCTGCGGTGAAGCGTAGCCGGTGCCAAGGCAGTCTTGGCAGTCGCGATTCCGTAGATCTCCCTCGGTGGTTCCGCATCCATCGCAGGATTCGCAGAGTGCCAGTGCGTGTCTTTGGATCATGGCTGACCTCCTTTCAAGATAGCTTTCCGATGTTCAGCGCCGCCAAGGTCACGGGTGTCGAGGTCGAGCGCTGGAAGATCCCAGCCTTCCGATTCGGTGTCCTGAGCCATGCGGAAGTAATCCGCGATTGCCCAGGTGATTGCGATAGCTGAGAGCGTGAGCGCGGTCAGCACGATGTAGTCAATGAGTGATAGTATGGTCATAATGGTGTAGTTTCGTTTGATATGTCGGTCACGCGGGTGACGTGTGCAATGTGATGTATTACTTGCAAAGTGTAAAGCATATTTCTCAAGAAAAATAAAAAAAGTTTTCCAGCCTTTATTTATCAAGGGTTTTTTCTTCCGGCTCAATGTGCCATTCGCACCAAAAAGCGATGATTAGCGGCGGCTCGATGAACGAATGCACGCCGTTTCTACGTGCCGTGCGTCTCAGGCAGTCCTCACAGCCTTCGCGCCAATACCAGATGCCGTCTTCTTCGGATCCGGAGCCGTTGCAGCGTGCTACGTCGTTGGGTAGGGTGTTCATGGTGTTACAGGGTGTTACAGGGTGTTACAGAGGGTTGTAACAGGTTTTTCTTATGTGTGCCAATGGGTTTTTCCGTTTTGTTACATTGTTACATATATTTGTACATAGATATTAATATAAGGAGGGGTGTAAATGTGTGTGTATATATGGATATGTGTGCGAATTTCGCGTAACATCTGTAACATCTGTAACATCCTATATTCCATAAGGGTTTGCGGCGTAACAAGGGGCGTAACAAAGCGTTACAAAGGGACGAAAACAGCCCTCTGGAGCACCTTGGAACCGAACCTTTCGGGGTTTTTGCTCGCGTATGCACCCGGGACGCGCAGGAATTGCCCCTTCCATTTTGCCCCAGCCCATGGCGTGTTGGCGTAACACCGTTCCAGTCCTTGATGATTATTCGCGATGGCCATCACCTCGCCCTCGATCTTGATGCCGATACGAAGCAATGCCATCGTCTCCGGTTCGGCATTTACGCCCATCTTGATACGCGTGACAGCTTCGTCGATCGTGATCTGCTCGGTGCCAAACTGCTTTTCAACCCGAATGAGCGAGGAGAACAGATGAGCAAGGCACTGGTTCTCGTCTGCGTCCACTGCATCTACCTTAAATCCGCTCCAGTCCTGCTTCGCGAGCCAATCACCGGCAACTTGCTCGGTGATCTCCTTGGTGCTGGTTAGCGAGAATGCCCCAGCGAGCAGTGTGCCGATCTGATCCGCGCTACGCTTGTCACCGGTATGGATGACGGCCGCATTGCTGAAGATCTGCGCGTTATGGCGGATCGTTCGGGCGTTGGCAATGCTGCGTGCGCGTATGCTCGCGCAATACTCAGCCCGGGCGACTGTTTCGCGCCATAGCGCCACGACGCGAGCGAATTGCTTTGTATCGTCGGATTTGCGAAGTCCCAGAACCGTGATCCGGCTCGTATCGGCTTTTTTTACTGCGGCGACTCCGATGGAAGCAAAACAGAACATCGAGCGCACCATGTAGGTGATGCTTCCGCCTGTCTGCGTTCCTTTGACGATTCCAGCGCCTGATTCTGCCGATGATTGGCGAGCTAGTTCTAGAACGCCTTCCATGCGTGTTCCGCTGCGTTGGTTTTCCGCCTCCGCTTCGTCGAACATCACTGGTAGCGCATCGGATCCAAGTTGCCCACGGATTCCCGCCTCGGATGTGTTGCCCTGCACGAATACAGCGCTGCCACCTACCAGAGGCTTGACGATGTTACCCATGATCCATGTCTTTCCGCTGCCAGATGCGCCTGTAATCCAGATGTGCGGTCTCCACTGCATAGCGCCGCATATTGGTGCGAGCGCGATCCATCCAGCGAGGAGTTTACCGAATAGGGGTTGCTCGAATGATAGCAACTCGCAAAGCGTGATCAGTTGCGCAGAATCGGCGTTTTTGGCGGGGTTCTCGGTGTCGATGGAAATAGACAGCCCAGATTCGTAAATTGCCCTCTGAGGTGATTTGTAGCGAGGTATCAGCATCGACTTTCCTCCGACTGCTAGCTTGTCGCCGGCATGGTAGACCACGTCGCCGCCGTCGATCCAGCATCCACGTCCACGGATTAAGCGTGGGTCAAATTTCGGCATGGACTGAGAGAACTGGATTAGCGCGTTACAAGCGGCATCCCAATCGACTCCCGACTTGCCCGGGAATGATTGCTCCCAAGTCTGCAATGGCGCGAGCTGCATCAGATTCAGCTTGCTGTGGCTCGCGGGTGACAGGCTAACGATGTGCTGGCCGTTGTCTGGCATATAGCGCATTTGCCCATCGTCCATGCCAAGCACTCGGAATGGCAAATCAAGCAGTCGGTCGGTTGGCGCATTCTCTGGCGCTTCGAAGCAATCCACAGCGATCCGCTTGATTGGCTCCGATGCGGTCGAGATTAACTGACTGACCTCGTCATCATCGGTATCAGCCGCGTCCCATGCTTCGGGTTTGCCGTCTGGGATCTGCACGAATTTCACGCTTGCGGCATACGGTTTAATGATCGCCGCGACTGATTCCATGGCTCGCTTACCAGGCGCATCGTTATCGGGCCAGAGAATCACATGTTTGCCTTTGAGCGTCGAAAAGTCGGTCTTCGACATTGCCGCGCATCCACCTGCCCACGTTGTTGCGTGATACCCAGCGCGAGCTACGGCATCGGCGCATTTCTCGCCTTCGACGACAACGATGGTTTCACTTGTGAATGGCAGCGCATAGAGTGGTCGTGGTTCTTTCATCGCTTTCCATTGCCAAGTCGCGCCTCCGTTTGAGTCTTTGCACCATACCATTGGCAGTGTTTCCTTTTTGCCATTCGACAGGTCGAATCGTGCGATGATTCCCGCGATGTTGCCTTCCTCGGTTCGATAGATCCAATGCGTCGACGGTCTACCGTGTTTGTAATGCCGCAGGTCTGGCATCGGTTGATTTGTTGGCGCGTGTGGCAGTGCCGTGTAGGTTCGCTTTGCTGGTTTCTCCGTCGGGATCCCGACAAGCTCCGCAATGCGCTTCCTGTGGTCTTTGCCTTCCGCGCCTTGGTTTACTACGCATCCGAATTTACCGTCCTCGTTGATGATGAGGTGATCCGCGTTGTTATCGCCGCCATGCTCTGCACAAGCTGGGCAACGTCCGATTTGTTTTGTTCCTTTGGAGCGTAGGCGCTCGATTTTTGATGTGTCTAGCATGATTTGTATTGGTTAATGAGTTTCACTGCGTCCGATGCGCTTCGTGCGATTCCAGCGATTCCACCGCGACTGCGCACAAATTCGATGAAGTTCTTTTGTTCTGGCGAGGCTTTACCTGTTTCCGTTTTGCATTCGATTGCAAGAAAAACCGCAACTTTCTGCCCGACGTGGTGTGGCTCGATTGTCATCGTGTGGAATCCGATCAAGTCGGATCCGCCTTTGCCGGGTATTCCGAAATTCACCCAGCGACCTCGCACCTGTAGCTTAGCGATGTTGTTTCGCCATGCTCGCGTTTCGGCTTTATTGCAAGCCGCCATGATTTCCGATTGTATTTTCGATTCTGTCATAAATTTAGTTCCTTGGCTTTATACCATACGAATCCCGGCTTGTAGCCTTTGACTTTGGCGATGCGCTTCAGGTCTTCTCTGGTTTTGACTTCCTTCATAAGTTCGCGCAATGGCGCTTTTTCGATGCGCTTGATTTCGACAAGCTCGCCATCTGTCTGCTCTGGGATCTTCGGCGCTTCGACATGTCCGCACTCTGGGCAGGATTTGCTTTTGAACCTGTCATAAACCGCGTAGCAGGATCCGCATTGCTTATTGCGTGACAGCTCGGATTTCTTCTTTTTGTCGTCCTTTTCGATGCCTTCCAGTGACCATTCGCGCTCATCCTCTGCGAGTCCATGCTTTGCAATGTTTCCGACATGATCCAGAATGACCGCTTGCTTGCCTTCCGCTGGCCTCAATACGCGACCGACCTGTTGCAAATACAAACCCAGAGATTGCGTCTTGCGAAGCAGGATCGCCGCGTCAACGCTTGGCAGGTCAAATCCTTCCGATACCGTATCAACACTGCACATGACCTTGATTTTCGCATCCGCGAGATCCTGCACAATTTGCTTCCGATCGTTTTTGTCCATGTTCCCGCTGATGACTCCAGACGGTATTCCTGCGGCGTTAAATTCTTCGGCCACCTGCTCGGCATGAGCGATGGTAACGCAAAACGCAACTGCTCGCGCTCCCGGGCAAATCTTGCGGTAGTGAGCAATCACGCCACCTGTCACCTTTGGTTTGTTCATCGCTGCGGCAAGATCATCAGACGCATAGTCTCCGGCACGCTTGCGTATGTTACTTAGATCCGCGCAGGTTGGCGGTGCATAATACTTTGGACGGCACAAGAATCCGTTTTCCATCAACCATTCGACTTTCGGCCCTTCGATGATCTGATCGAAGAAATCACCCAGCCCCTTGCCATCAAGACGCAATGGCGTTGCAGTAAATCCAATCACGCGAGCGGATGGGAATGCCATGACCACTGCGCGGTATTGCGATGCTGGCATGTGATGGCATTCATCCACGATGATCAGCTTCGGTGGAGTGATCTTTGTCAACCTACGAGCGATGGTCTGCACCATGCCGAGTTGCACCTTGTGCTGAGGTGCCGGCGATATACCTGGTTGAATGATTCCGTGCGTCACGCCGTAGTTCGTCAGCGTCTGGCTCGTTTGACTGACTAGCTCGGTGCGATGAACTAGTATCAGTGTATCGCTTTGCGCTTGTCCTGCTCTGTGTGCTATGTAGCAGAATGTGGCAGTCTTGCCGGATCCAGTAGGTGATACGACAAGCGGTGCGCGAATACCAGAACGCAATGCGCCTTGAATATCGGCGAAGAGTTCCTGTTGATATGGTCTTAGAATCACGACAATAAAAATCCCGCCACGTTGTCAGTCCGGACCTGCGCGTGCCTGAGCATTTGCAGAACTGACCCCATGGCGGGGAAAATGTTTTGAAGGCTAATCACGGGTCCGGTCGTGACGCGCTGAATATGTCAGCAAATTGCGTTTGTGTCAAATTTATTTTTTACCGCAACTCATAAACCGTAAACTTTCCATTGTTGATCTTCTTCGATCCTACCATGCGCAGCTTCTCAAGTCGCGTCATCGCCTTGCGGATCTGCTCGGCTGTCTGCCCGAATCGCAGCGCGATAGCATCCGCAGTTGACTGCCCAGCGCTCAAGTCACGCAGGATCATCTTCTCGGTTGTGGATAGTGCTTGTTTCATCGTTTTTGAGTAGTTCCGACAACTGCCTTGCAATCAATACATACCAGTTTGCCGTCTCTTTCCATTGGCGTTCCATATTTGCAAACAGGGCAGTCAGGTAGATCTGCATAGCTCACTGGCGCGTGAAATGCTTGCCCCGCCGGTGAATGCGCGTCTTTGACTGTCGGAATACTTTCGAGTCCGTATCGTTCTTTCATTTCGTGTAATCCTTGTTGATGAATCTCCTCCAATGCGCCTCTATCCGCCGCTGCACGCTTTGCCGATGCTCTGGGTCGTCAACCTTCAGCGCCGCGGCTGTGATGTTGATGGCAAGCCGTTCCTCTTTTGGCGCGGCCTGCCACCATTGGCGCAGCTTCTCTAAAGTTTCCGTTTCGCCCATGACTTTTTGGCTCGCTCACTGTATTCGACAAACTGCACCTTGTAGCCTGGCACACGCTCCATCAGGAACTTGTCGCACGCGCGGTTAAACGACGCTTGCCATCGCGCCTGTGGCGGCTCGGTTTCGGAGTCCTTCGATCTGCGTTCATAATGCGCGGATTCCGCGCTGCTCATCGGTCTGCTCATAGTTTCTTCAATCTTTCAATTTCAAGCAATGCGTTTGACGAAATCGCCAAATCTGCCCATGCCTTCAAGCGGTTGTTTTCTTCTCGCAGTTCGCGGTATGCGGCGGCGAGGATTGCTGCTGATGCTGCGTATCTATCCGCAAGAAGATTGTTGACGCATTTCTTTTGCTGCCATGCGTCAATAATTTCGGTGTCCCATGCGATTTCGTTATCAGCAGCATACGCCAACGCCGCCTCGATCTGTTCTTGTGTTGGTGTCATGGTCTGATCGCGTTAAGGATTCTCGGCATCTCCTGCTCATACTCCGCTGCAAATGACAATGCAGCGTCCTTGATCTTCTCGGTGTATTCGTCCCAGTGGACTGGCAGGATCAAAGGCTTTAACCCCGGAAAGTAGCTCATGAAATACCACGTCTGAATGCCAGTGATCGCCATGCTGAAATGCACCTGTGGACGGTATTTAGCTGGCAACTCGCCATCGAGTAGATAATCGACGTGAGTGTCCACCGATGGGCACTTGATCTCCAGCCCGTGAATCACGCCGTCGATCATCAGCAGTCCATCAGGCGAGCAAGCCAAGCATGGATGCAAGCTAGATTGCAGCATTCCAACGGTGTCGACTGCGTGACCGGTTAGCTCGGAGAATGCATTGCGAGCGATTGGCTCGTGCGCATGTCCCCATTGCGTAGCGGCGTTGCCTTGGAACTCCAGAGGATCATCCAGCAGGCACTCCCGGGCCAGCTTGCGCATCAACCCCTTGGATGCCGCCGCTAGTTTGCCTGTTGGCGTGATGATGCTTGCCGCTTGCGATGCCGTCAGCTTGCCCTTGCGAGCGTTTAGCCACTCCGGCGTGCCTTGTTCTAGATTTAGGATGTGGTAGTTCATTTCATGAGTTGGGTGAGGTGTTTAGTTCCTTTCGCTGTAGTCCTGTAATGCCGGCGATAGCACTTTGCGCCGCATTCGACTAGGTGCATGAAGCGCCGTTCCTCGATCAGACCCTCTTTGGCTAAGTGCATCAAGCCTAAATACGGCCAGTCTTTGAAATTCGCCTTTTCGCGGATCTGCTTAGAAGTTACCCACTCGCCATGAGCGGCGAGCAGGATTTTAGCTTTGCAGATCTCTGCCTTCGTCGGCTTGATGTTGCGCAGAAGATTCAGCGCGGCTTGGATGCTAGTCATTGGCTTCGATGAATCTCTTGATGATTGTGTTAACGTAAACCGGATTAATCCGCTCCTTCCTCGCCCGCATAAGAGTGCCTTTCAAGGCGCAGATTTCGGCGTATATCGTCATCGGTTCGGGCTTGGGGCGGTAGTCGCACGCTGAAAAATTCCAATGTGGTTCAAGCAATTCTTCCCACTGTGAATCATTGGATTTTTTGGACTCCACCTTGCCCCCGTCCCTGTGATGCTGGATCACCGCAATCATTTCGTCGTGGGTCATCATGGTTGTGCCTCCTTTCTTGCTGCGAGCATTGCGTCGGCCACCATGTAGGCTTCGGACGCTAGGTTGACGTGCGGGAGCATCACAAACTCATTGCTTGAGTTAGCAAGAAAACCCTGCAAAGTTGCCGCCGCGAAGTAATCGCGCAGGGTCATGCCTTTGCCGTAGTCACCGTGCATATGCAAGGGGAACGCGCTGTTGTCTTGCTCTTGGCTCATGCTTCACCTCCTTCCTCTGCCAGAGTTTCAGCCTCAATCGCTGGCAATGCCGGAGCGAACGGGTTGATCGGCTCGCTACGCACTGCTGGCGTGACGTTGCGCACCGGCTCAATGTCGCGCATCTCCTCGCTGGTCTGCATTCCAAGCGTGATGTCAGGAGCGTAGATCCGAGCGAAGAACGCAGCGGCACGGTAGCGGAGCATTTGCTCCGGCATGGTGACCCACTTGCTTCCTGACTTGGTTGACCATCCCTCAGCTTTCGCCATCGCCATGGTGATCTCGGTGCCTTCGATCACATCGCCAGTCTCCTTGTCCTTAGCCCATGCAACGCACGAGCGGGAAGCGCCTTCTCCAGCCATGCGGAATTGGAGCGGCGTGAAGCGCCCCGATGCATTGACCATGGCGATTAGGAACGTAGCGCGGAAACTGGGCCGCCCGTGGATGATGTCGATATTCTGAATCACCATGAAGGGGTCAGCCCCCAGTCGTTTGGCGATATTCAAGGCGATGGCGCAGTTGCCCATGTTGCCTTGAAACTCTTTAGGAACAAGCGTGGACGCTGAAAGCATCTTGGCTTGGCGTTGGACAAGCTCGAAGGCTTGCGTTTCTGCGGTTGTGGTAGTTAGTTCGGTATTCATTTCGTTTGGTAGTTTAGAATGCAAAGGTAAAAACAAGGAAGGCGGCTCCGAATCCGCACGCTACTCCAAAGCAGTAGATTGCGAGGATTCCGACAATAGGTGGTTCTTGGTTCATAGGTCAGAAGGGCAAATCTTCGGCTTCATCATCGAACGCATCGCTCGCTGGCTTTGGCGTTGATACTGGCTGCTGGCGCTGCGTCTGCTGCGGCTGAGTGTCACCGAACGTCAGCGTCTTTGCATTGCCGATGATCGGTGTCTTCTCCTTCGCCATGCGCTGCTCCTTGGTTGGCGAGATAGCGATGAAGTGAGTGTTTCCGTATTGATCCTCGCCATCGCGATTTTCACGCATGTCGAGATCCAGATAAGCGCCTTTTCCTATGTAGAGCGAGGTCGCGGGGATTGCAACGTGTTCGCTGCCGTCCTTGGCGGTGAACTTGCGCGCGCCTGTGACCTTCAGCAGGTCGATCTTTAGTTTGTGTAGTTGGTTGCTCATTTCGTTAGTCTTGGTTTAGTTTCGATTTTAAGCTCACCGTTTAGCACGCTGTCAATGCCTGAGAAGATCAGAGCCTTGGCAACTGCCGCCGGTTTGTGCTTGGTTAGTTTCGCTGCTTGCCGTAGCTTTAGCAGCCCTTCTTGTCCCAGCGCGATCGTGACCGCGCCTCGTTTGTTTCTTGGTATCATGGTGGAAAGATTAGGCGACTTTGAGATTAGCTTGCAGACCGCCATTGGATCGGTTGATGTCATTAGCTTCAATCAACTCGCATCCGATCTCTTGCGCTGCTGCTTTGATTTTTGCGATCTCAGCATTCATTAGGTCATTGACTGCGGAACGGTCGCCATTGCCTTCGATTTCGATGCGAACGATGATTTCAGCTTTGACTACGTCATCGGCTTGATCTTCGACTTTCCAGTCTGCGATTGGCCAGTCGTTAGCATCGTAAAACTCAGCGCAGATTTCGCAGATGGAATCAAAGTCGAGAACGTCTTGAAGGTTTTCTGCAACTTCGCGGATTTCGGCAATTTTTTCTTCGGTCATGGTAGTTGGTGTCGGGTGACGCGCAAAGATTCACTCAGAACTTGCTTTTTTGCAAGGACTTTTTTCAACTATTTTCATTTTCCTTGATTTTACAAGGCTTCCAGCGCGGGAAATCTGCACTTCCCGATCGGGAAATCTGCGGGAAATGGCGCGAAAGTTGCGCGAAATGCCACTTAGTTGCGCGAAATTGGCGTGATCGTAAACCGTTTTTGCACGGTAAAGTTGACGAGTTTATCGTGCAACGCGAGTTGACAATCGTTCGCCATGTGCTAACATCGTATCGCGCCGTAGCTCAATCGGTAGAGTGCCGAAAAGATAAATCGGTTGTTTCGAGTTCGAGCCTCGACGGTTGCAAGCGCCATGATCTAATATGCTAAGATGCCTAGCTCTCTAGGCAATGCGGGTTGCAATCCCGCTGGCGCTCATTTCAAGCTGTAAGCGTTGCACTGCTTCCCGTGCATCTTGATCTTGCGCACCTTGAATTGGCCTGATTGCGCGAGTCTTTTTAGTATCATTCGGCAAGCGTCATCGCTGTGGTAATGGCCGATCTCCTTCATCTTCGCGATGTATTGCTCAGATGTGAATTCGTCGTCTTGCAGCGGCGATTCAATGGACATTTCAAGCGCCTTCTCCAGTGCGCTCAGAGTATTCCTTGTGGACTTATCCAGACTCCGTTTTCCTTGGTTACTTGCCATGCCTTCCAGTCTCCTGTCTTGGTGTTGATGATGCCATACAAAAAGCCGTTGCGATGCCCTAGCTTCGCAGGCTGTCTGTCGCTGTATGAGAGTTGATCGAGATCTGCCATGCAGCCGATGGAATACGCCTTACCACCGTCGATGTGCCGCGCTGTGTGCTCGTCTACGGTATGGCAATGCCCATGCAGGCACGATCCCCAATTATCAAAATGCGCCTTCGCCGGGCTGACGGTTGAGCGGAATCCGTGGATGAGCTTCGGACCACCTTCCGGCATCCGCAGGAACTTCGTCACCTTGTATTCGCAGAACGTGATCTTGCGGCGCTTAAACTCCTTCTCTGATGCCAGCACCAGTTCCTCGCATCGCTCGCGCAGCATCCCATCAGCGCAGTGTTGAGCGTATTGGTAAATTCTGTCATCGTGATTGCCGAGTGTCAGAAACTGCGGCTTGTATTCATCGAGGAAGTTCAAGCCTTCAACGTAGTCGTCAGAAATACCATATGCTTTTTCTTCCTGAGAAGCGCCTCGGCGAAGCGGTGAGAAGTCCCACAGATCCCCTAGGTGTATGCGATAGGCGGGCTTCCATGAGTCGCAGAACGCGAGCAAGACCCTCATCGCGTCCTTGGAAACGAGTCCTCCGTGGTTGTCGGTCGCGACGATGAATTTTTTGTAGCTCATAGCTTTGCTTTCACGGTGTCCCACGCTGGGAAAAAGATGTGATCCATGGCACGCACAAGCGCCTCCTCGTCATAGCGTTCCAGAAATGATACGCCGCTAACGTGCAGCGCCGCGTGCAGAATCTCGTGCCGTAGCGTCTCGCGTAAAAGCGATGCTTTGGCAAGGCAGACCGTGTTGATGACGATCTTTCGCTGGTCGAAGATCATTCGCCCGTAATCTCCCTCGTCGATCGGTTGGCAGACAATCGCAAAGCGAATGCCTCCAATCATGACCGATGTTGGAAGTTTACGCTTCATCCTCGCTAATGGCTCCAGATGCCCCAACAAGGTAGGGTTTTACGCTGGCGGGTGTGTTTATGTAGATCGGGCGACGGAAAGCGATACAGCGCGATTTAGCGATGCGTGTGATGGTCACACTGTTGCTCTGATTGCCGCCTAGGACGTGGTAGCAGTCTTTGTCCTCGGCAACGTAGAATCCGACATGACCGCCGCCGTTGCGTGTGAAGACCAGCACGTCACCTAAGCCGGGTGATTGCACCGGCTTGCCGTAGTTCGCCCAGCTTCGCGCCCAGAGTGGCGAGGAAACGACTTCCTTGATGTTGCCGCGCCGTCTGTAGGTCACGATTGCAGCGAAAAGACCGCACCACGGGATCTCGTCATTTGAATAGTCCGCGAGATTGCATCCCGCCGCAGTTAGCTCCGATGCCCAGCCCATGATCGTCGCGTTGTTCTTCGCGCCAGGTATCTCCACGATGCCGTAATGCGTCAGCGCCTCACTGATCGTGCGCGGGAGTGCGTTGATCACGTAGAGCCACTCGTAGCGTAATGGTAGGTTCATTTCGATTCGATGACGATCGGTCTGTAAGGCTTGAAAATGTATTCCCCGAATCTCCCATGCACTGATACCTCAGAGACGGTGCAGGATGCCAGAGCTAGCGTGATGAGTGCAGCGATTGTTTTCATGCTTTTACGATTCTGATTTTGTCGGCTTCATCGCCGAAGTGGATCCAGCCGAAAAGTGTAACGCCAAGCCAGACCGTGCGCCGCCATGGTGCGCCGTTTGATTCCATGCAGGCTCTGAGAGCTTCGTCAGCTTCGCCGCGTTCGACAAGCGCCGTCTGATACAAGAAATCGTGCAGCAAAGCGCAGGGAAGATTCGCGGCTGAATCAGGCCAGTTCGTCATGCCGTCGAAAGCGTAGCCACGGTAGATGGTCAGAATGTTGTGCAGCACGCTGCCGAGTAGCTTGTTTCGATGGTAAATGTCGCAGTTCGGTAAGCTGATTCCTTGGAACCGATACGATGCCATACCCGTGGTGCAATAAAGCCACGACTTAGCTTTATCGGTGTGGAAACTCGGACGCTGGACGATCTTGATTCTCATTTGCGGTTCACGGCTTCGGTTAGCTTGTCGAGAGCAGTAGAGAGCCGCTCACGGCTTTCCGCTGACTTCTTTGTCATTTCTACCTCACGATCGTGCATCTCGTCAAGTTTTTTTTGCCGCTCATCACGCTCGGCTCGGAGCGCCTTGACCGCATAGGCCAGAAAGAAGATGCAAGCCGCTGTGCCGCCCTTCTCACTCCACTGGCTTAGCTCGTCGGGAAGCGCCTGGGCAAGTGCCGTGCCTCCGAACTGGCTCGCGAGTGCGGCGATGCTGAGGCCGATGATTTTCGCTTGTTCAATTTCGATCATGGCTGTGCGTAGGTGAATTGGCCTTCTGCGAAAGCGTAGCCGTCTGGCATGACGATCGTAACTCTGAGCGCGTCTCCTGCTGCTTCCAGTTGCGCGTTCAATGCCGCCCCAAGCGCCGTGTTGGCATGGAAGCGATCGAGAGCAAG